TAATATCGCCCTTGACCTTTTTGCCGACTTCCTCGCCGACATTTTTCTTCCTCCCTTATTTTTTTCTCTTGATTGAAATCGTCAGAGTTTTGAAGAACCAGCCTATCACCCCTCCCATTCCTCCTATAGCAAAACCGAACATACTGCCATCTATTCCTTTCATCATAGCCAATGTCTCTAAAAAGGCAATCAAGATTACCCCGATAATTCCAAGAACTAAGCCTTGTTTGAATCTTGGGTCAGTGGTCATAATTTTCTATAATTTTATCATAGTTTTCTAACAATTCATCTAAGTATTTATCGTATTCTTTAAAGTTGACCCCTAAATACTTAGCCATTCTTTTTTCAATTTCGGTTGCTATTTTATGCTCCCGATAATAAGGACAATCCTTTTGTTCTCCGGCAATAGCGTTTTTAGGTCTTCTTCCTTTCTCTTTTTCTTTCTTAAAGTTCGCTTCCCATTTATCTATTTCTTCAAAACTAGCTTCTCTTCTTTTAAGCAAATAACTTTCAATGAATTCGTGTAATGCCACCAAAAATTCATAATCTTGGTTGTCCATTTCCGCCACGTGAATTACTAAAACTTTCTGTCCGCAGAAATGCTTTCCTCCTTCAACAGGACAGATTGCTTCAAAATAATCACCCACATCCCTCATTCTCAGTTTTTGTATTGGCTTTGTGCGAATGTTGATTTTCAGCATAGTTTAAAATGAAATACCAAATTTCTTGCCACTATCTAAAACCTTTAAAATGGCTTCCTTATCTACTGGTTTCGATAGAGCAAAAGCAGAAACTCCTGACTCTTCATAAACCTTAAAAGCATCATCAATTGCTTCCTCTGGGCTATCTCCTACACCTACTATTGTCACAACTGACTCAAATCCCGGCACTGCCCAATAAATATCATTTTTCTGGCAAACAATTCTAAATCTAATCCTATCCCTATATTCAGGTTTAAAATTGATATCGACCCAATTCTTCAATGCCTCATTTGTTTCAAGGGTCATAGTAAAAACATAAGGATACTTAATGTCTAACTTGACATCTTCTCCTTTTGCCACCTTTTCTATAATTTCTGAGTAATTTCCAATCACATCTTTAATCGTATACATGGCACTACCGGGATAAAACCATCTACTATTTCCAGACCAACAAGGTTTTCCATTTTTTCTAACATAGAGAATATGATACTTTGGCACTTCTACATCATAAACATATCCTCTATAATATTCTTTCCGATAAGGACTGACTTCTCTTTCTTTCCAATGTGCCAAATCTATTAAAAATTCGGTTCTTTCGACTCTTTCAGTAATAATGTATTTATCAAATCTTCTTACATACTTTCTTCCGAAAATTTCCATTACAGAACCTTCTATTCTTTCTATCTTTATATTTGCTACATTTCCAATCTTAAATATAAGTTCTTGTATGTCATCTGCCAATTTCTTTGAAGTAGTAGCAAATTCTCTTTGTCCTTTTTTTCTAATGCTTCCATCTCCAAGGCAATAAGCATCAAGAAAAATGTTTATTTGTCTCGGAGATAATTCTTTAGCATAATCAGGAACAAATTTTTCATTACATTTTCCAAATTGTTTGAGATAATTTTCTAACTGAACAGATGAAATTCGAAACATTCTGTTATCTTCATCGGAAAAAGTAAAAGGCAATTTCTCAAGAATTTCTTTTATTTCTTTTCTTTTCGTCATCTGACTGATACTTACACTCCCATTCCCGCAATTTCCTTCAGCCAAATAAATGCCTAAAAATCTTAGCCAATCATCCATTTTTATCTTAATTCCAGGTTTGAAATAAGTTCTTTTAAGATTCATTTTTCTTCCGCTCATCCATTCTTTTCTGTATTCTGGTAAAACAAACCACTCAATTTCTTTTCCTTTCCAAATACCAGTTCTTAAAATCCTGTAGTCATTTTTTAATTCATCTGCCCTAACAAACTTTTCTTTTCCAGTCCTTGTTTTAATCCACTGCTGATGATTTGGAGTTATGCATAAATCAACACTTTTTGTATCAATTTTTACCATTTCACCATCAAACCAATACTTAAAATTCTGGCTTGGCTTTTGATATTCAATCTCTTTCGTTTCAGGATTCAAAGTAGCAACAATATCATCCTTGTTTAAATCTTTAAACAATTTCCAACCATTATTAGTTAAAATTTCAGTTTTATCATCATAACAACAATAATCAATTACTGCCATTTTTCCATTTGTATCTTTTCCTATTCTTCCCTCATTTGAAATTGCCCCTCTGTAATTTACTTCTTTCAAATAAGGGATAAGTTTTACTGCTGTTTCTTTAATCGGTTCTGGCAAATCATCTATAGTCGGCACAAATTTTTCAACTTGGCATCCTGCTCCTTTCATTTCGAAACCATAACCGCAAGGTTCTAAAAACTTCTGACCATTAAAAATCAAATCCCAACCTGGCTCAATTTCTCCTACTTGTTCTTGGACTACAAAAGGAATTTCATCAAAGAAAGGACCGAAATCAATCTTCAATCCTGCTAATTTCAATTCTAATGCTGCATCATACTTCGAAACGTATTTTGGAAATCCGAAAGTTTCTTGATTACCTCTAAAAATATCAAACTTTACATAAACTGGCTTTTTAATCTTTTTAAGATATTCTTCTAACTTATCCACACCGACAATCAATTCTGATGGTGGATAAGAAATATCTAATTCTTTCATTATTTCGATTGCCCGCCATCTCTGTAATTCCAATTCCTCTCCTTTTCCTGCTCCCCAAACTAATTTTTTATCTTTTTCTCTTAAATGGTCTACTAAATCTCCCATACCACAATCTGGGAAATAAATTACATCCGCCCAATCTAAATCATCGAAGAAATAAATACTTTTATCTACCATTCCTTTTCCTGGCACAAAATCAATAAAATCAGGAAAACCCGTTCCAGCCCAAAAGGTAAAATAGCGGACATCGTTTCCATCTTCTTTTAATCTTTCTGCGTGAGCGGTTGCGAGGTTCGTGTCCCAAATTAAAATTTTTTTATTTTGTTTTTCTACTTTATCTTCTGGCATAGATTTATGCTTCGGCTAACCAAGCAATTATCTAAATACTTCCCAATCAAATTCAGGTGTTCCATCGGCTCCACTATAATGTGCCGAATTAAATCTTATAGTAAAAGTTGTAGAAGAAACAGCAACTATTGAAGCAGGAATGCAATTCGTTCCATAAGTATTTAAGGCAATTACATCTGCATCCGTTCTTGGAATAACTAAATTATTATAAAGTGTCATAGCGTGTTGTTCCGTTACGGCATTTATTTTGTTCGTCTTGGCAACTCCAAAACTCATATTTCCTTTACCTTTTGTCCTAACTATTATAAGTTCTGGCACTACAGATAATCCGTGGGTAATAACGGTATCCGTTGTTTCTGTATCAGATATAGGTGTTCCAACAGTATGACCAGAATTTTTAACATTTTCTCTATCTACATAAGCTTTCCTGCTTGCCTGATTATCACTCGTCGGGTCAGAACCAGGTAAAACAGGGATAGAACTAAAAGTCTTAACCCCTGCAATAGTCTGGTCACCCGACAAATGAACATCTAAAGCATCTTGGTCATCTACATATTTTTTCCTTGTTAACTGATTATCAGTCGTTGGATTAGAAGCAGGTCCAACTGGTATCGAGCCGAAAGTTTTTACTCCATTTACAGTCTGGTTTCCAGAAACTGAAACAATCATCCTCATATTATGGTCTAAAGGAGCAGCTTCTAATTGTTCTCCAGCTATCCAATTATCATATATTCCTCTGTCGTTTTGAGTTGGCATATTATTTTAATTCTTCGGTTTTTTACCGAAATCATCTTTTAAAAATTTGGCGACCTTTTTACTTTCGTCATTTTTATCAAATTGATAAATCTCACCCTCTAAATCAGCTTCTAAAACCTCGTGTTCAAAAGAAATTCGATTAACAATCTGATATGCCTCTATTCTGTCTTTTACATTAACTAAAATTTTTAGTTTCATAGAATTAAGTTGCTAAAATCTGATAGGTACAATCCACGGTTAAGGTTTCACTCGTAGTTTTTGTCCAGTTAACAGAAACTTTTGACCAAACTTGCCCAGTATTAGCACTGACTGTCCCATCAATCACATTTCTCCACTCAGTAAAAGTTCCCGAAACTTCCGTTGCTGTAAAAAACCAGGTCACATATGCTTTTGCCGTGCTATCATCATAAGTATTTGAAGAAAATAGCTTTCTAAAATACTCTGTTGGTGTTGCCCCAGTACATAAAATTCCATAATTCAACTTACCAGTATAAGTTTCATTACTGGCTAATCTTCTGGCTATTACTGCCCTTCCTGCTAATTGAATAGTATTTTTGGCATAATAGACTCTTTTAATCTTTCCGGTTTTTACATCTCTAATTGTCGCCCGAATTTTACCTACAATTATTAAATTGTCTTTTATTTTTTTCATATTTAATAAACCCAAGCTCCTTGATTGAAATAAATTGGTCTTTTTGAATCAGTATCATTGCCAGTCAGATAGGGAGCTAAAACCCAAGTCGGTGCTACTCCCGCCCCCCAAGGGTCTTTTCTCACATTCTCACTTGCTGATACTGAATCAGTAATAGAAGCAGCGGTTACTTTATTTGTCTCTTCACTAACATTGATACTTTCTAAAACTGCGTATATCTTATCCAAAATCTCACCAGTTAAAATTGTTATATTCTTGTTTGGTTCAGATACCAATAACTTTGTAAGAACATCTATTATTCCAATCTGTTCTGAACCAACAACGGTAGCATTGTATTCTTTATTTCCTGATTCTGGATTTCTAATCTTCATTACTATTTTTGTTATCTGAAACCATTCATCAATCCCTCTGATAGTACTATTTATATGAATTTTCTGTCCTACTTCTAATCCATCTTTGTAAGTAGTAAATTGTCCTTCACTCGCTTTTTCTTTATAGTCATCTAAAATACTTAAAGCCCTCTGTTTTGCCTCTTCCTTTGATTTAATTGTTTTATCAACTTCCCTAAACTGAAATTCACCATACTGAGTAACACTCAATTCATCTCTGACATAAACTATAATCGGCAAAGTTTCCTTTCCATACACTCTGATATAATTTCCATTCGCTGGTTTATTATCTTCTCTGAAAATAATGAACCTTTTATCTGGGTCATAAAGAATATCATAGTCTTCAGGCTTATCTTTTCCGTACTGTCCTTCATCTAAACCAATCCAAGTTGCTCCACCATCAGTACTTTTCTCGACTGTAAATGCAGTATCAAGATTATAAGTTCTTCCGATATGGAAAATCCTTTGTTGTCCATCGGCTACATATTTCTCCGCATCTGCAGCAGTAATCTCATTTGTATAATCCCCTCCCCTTATATAAATTGCGTTCTTTATCTGTGATAAATCTCGCCTAATTACCAAACTATTCCAGACAAAACTTTCATTATCATCGGTTAATTCAAATGAAGCAATCCTTTCTTCTTTCTCAAAAAAATGAATATCTTTATTTTCATCAACATACCAATCATATCCTACCTGCTTACAAATATCCTCAAACGCTTTTGAAACTAAATCGTAATTAAATTTTATACTTTCAATTTTTAATCCAGTACTAACATTATTCGTTGTAAAACCGTATTCGCTGGCATATGTTTGAATTATATCTTTGACAATATCTCCAGCATATAAATTTGTGCTTCTACCTGATGGATAATCTTTTACCACCAATTTCCTATCAAGATAATGAGAATAATCTTTACAAGTTACAGAAATCTCTCTTACTAACCCTTCTGACATTTCTTCGGTTTCGATAATCACTCCTCCGTAAATTTTCGTATCTCCGTCGTAAATTAACACTTCATCATTCACACTTGGTGAGTAGGTTTGCCCAGCGTATTTCTTTAATCTAAAACTGCAAGTATCAACTTCTTTCGTAATAGCAAAAACAATTTCTAAACTATCCCAGATTATCAATGAGCTTCTATCTACATTTGCGATTTTTATTTTGATTGCCATACTTAAAATTTAACCTGTTTTCTTAAAGCTCTAACAATCATATCACCTATTTTCACCGCTGTGGCTTCATCTGACATAAAAGTATTTCCTGTTATCGTTATATTTATTCCTCCAATTCCAGCACCTGCCAAAGCCATTCCCCTTGGAACTACATACTCACCCCTATGTAATAAATAAGCACCTGTCTCTGGAATATAACCACCGAATTGTTTTGACGGCAACCCAACAGCTGCTTTCCCTGCCTCGAAACCTTTTTTGACTTCTTCTCCTATTTTACTTATTGTTTGTCCTGCTTGATTTATTACTCCTCCTACTACTTGAGGAATTGAACTAATCGCATCAGCAATTCTTCCCGGCAATGTCCTAAAGAAATTAACTATATCCTCAATTATCTGTGGAACAATTCGTCTTGCCTCATCCCATACTTTGTTAAAAACATCAGTAATTTTATCTTTCAGAGAAATTGTAGCATTCCAAACATTTCCTGGCAATTCAAAAAACCAAATAATTATCTGATTCAAAATCGAAGGGACGGTTACAAAAAGAAAATCCTTAATACTATTCCAAGCATTAATAATTGTTTGATAAAGCACTCCTAAAATATATCCAATGTTATACGGCAATTTCTTAAAAAATTCTATTACTTTATCAACTAAATCCGCAAATCCAGCCTTCAAATCTTCCCAGAATTTTTCTGCGATTATTACTATTCCTTCCCAAACTTCTCCTAAAAATTCTTTAATTTTTGTCCAAACATCAGAAATCATTATCCCAATTCCTACAAAAGTATCAGTTAAATACTTCTCCAATCCTCCAAGCGTTGGCTCATATCCTTCCTTTTTCATACTATCTTTCACCAAATTCATCGAGAAAAGAATCGAACCAACTGCTAATCCTATTGCCCCAGCCATTCCGGTAAAAGCACTTACCCCAGCCAAAGCAGATATTCCTAACAATTTCCCAAATCCCGCTACAGCAGCTACTAAACTAGCACTTGTCAAAGCAGTGATTATTGTTCCAATCACTGTTGCTATTGTATCTCCTAATATCGGGAATCTTTCTAATAACCAATTAACCCCTTGCAAAACCGTATTTGTTGCTTCTAAAAACGGAGTTCCAATTTTTTCTTTAATATCAGACCATCTTTCTTTAAATTCATCCAACTGCTTGCCTAATGGTGTAAAGTTAATTCCCTCTAATCTTTTTCTTATTCTCTCAAAAATCTCATCGGCATCTTCCATAGCTGGATTTACATCAATTGCTAAAGTCCGTGCTAAATATCTCAAAGCAAATCTCATTTCGTCTGTCGACCCCATTAGCATACTGGTTGAGGTACTTAAATCCCACAATCCTAATTTATGCAATTTTGTTAAAGTAGTTAATTTTGTTATTGTTTCTGCCCCCTGCCCGAATTTGGCAATCAACTTCGCATACGCCTTACTTGCTAACTCATCACTTACTCCATACAAATCTTCCATACTTTCCCCGACCGCAATAATCTGGGGCATCAATTGTTGAGCAGTTGTTTGTCCTAAAGCATTCGCATAAAACTGGGCTTGAGCCAACATCAAATTCGCCTCTCTGGTTTCATTGATAAAACTGCCAATAGCTCTTACTCCCCCATAAGCAGCAAGAGCTGACCCAGCTGCCTTAACTGCATCATTCAGATTAGTAAAACCCTTCCCTGTTTCCTCAACAGATTTCTTAACCTTCTCCATCTTATCAGAAATCTCATCTCTCAACCTTATTAAAACTTCTAAAAGAGAAACTGGCATACTATTTTAATTGTTTTGCTTTCATTTTTAATTCGGCTAACTTTTCTTTTCTTTTCACTTCTCTTACCTCTATATCTAAAATCTCAATAAGCAAATCAATAAACCAAGCTGGCTGTTCTAAAAACTCCTGATAGGTCCAATGCATTTCCCGACAAATCTGAACCATTATCAATTCTTCGGAAACCTTCCCTACTCCAAATCTTAATAATCTCGAATAGTCCTCAATTATATCTTTTTTTTTACCTCAAATTCAGCACCTCCTGATACTTTATCAACTTCAGCCATTACTTGTTCATATTCAGATATCTTAAATTCCAAAAATCTCTGCAAGATATCTTCCTTGTTTTCGTCAATTGAAACAATTACAGTTTCAATTACTTTATTTTCTGCTTCTGTTATCAATTCGGGTGGAAACTCACTAATCTTTGGCACTGTTCCTTCGATGTTCAATTTCAAACCTTTAAGATAAACATTCCTTATTTCTCTTCTTTCGCCTGCGGTTAGATAGGTTTTAATTTCAACCCGATGGTTTTCAGTTTTAATAACTTTTGTTTCCCTCTCCATATTAGTAG